GGTAATGTGCAATCATTGACAACACTAGATGAACCAATATATAACCTTTACATTTATAAACAGGCAGGAATTGGTGATCAAATTATTTTTTCTAGATGGTTTAAGGACTTGATTCCTTTTGTAAAAGAAGACATAATTTATATTGGTAATGGTGGTGCAAACCTTGATTGTTTTCTAAGAAACTTTAATTTTTTAAACGACTTTAAATACAATCCTAAGAAAAAGTATCACGCAGTATCTTCTTTTTCTGTTCCTTTATTACTTAATGTAGGCAGTAACATTAGTAACGAAAGATACTTGTATTGTAATCAAGAACTTGTATCTACATACCTACCTAAAGAAAAATTTAGGATTGGACTTTGCCACCATGGCAACAATCTAAGTAAATTGCGAGGCGTAATTTCGATTCCTAGAGATCAAATTGTCGAAATGATTGGTGATAGAGCTGAAGTTGTAAATCTATATTACGGCGAATATAGTTATGTAAAAGGAAAAGTAAATAGTATTGCTAGAGAACGTAGGCATCCTGCTATTAAGTACTTTAAACTAGATAATTATGAAGACTTACTTGCTACAATAGAAACTTGTGATGTAGTGATATCTTGTGATACCAGTGTTGCTCATGCAGCAGGTGCAATGGGTAAGAAAACGTTTGTATTATGCAACGGAAGACTGTATTTTCCCTGGTTTATTGAAGGACATGTGGGTAAATCAAGGTTTTATGAGGATGTTACGGTTGTCAAACAATTTCAACCAGCAAATTGGGAAATTTCTGTTGACAAAGTAGTAAATGAGCTGATACAATATAAATAATAATATTCCCCGGGATGGGAACTAGCATGCCAGCGAAGGCTAGTAAAATGTCCACTGGTGCCGACGCCATTTGGGTTGGCAATTTTTATACTCGCTTAAAATAGGAGAACTACTATGACACTAGTACCACGTACTGTTTTGGATATGTTTAAGGACTTGGATAAGTTCTATGTGGGTTTCGATGATAATTGGAATCGTATGGCTAAGCTACACGATGATTTGACCAAAAATATTCCTAACTATCCCCCATACAATATTCGCAAGGTAGAAGATAACAAGTATGTTATCGAATTAGCTGTTGCTGGCTTTGCAAAGTCTGAAGTTGAAATTACACTTGATGGTAACAAACTTATTATTTCTGGTAATTCAGCTGACGACAAAGATAATTTCTTGTTTAAAGGAATTGCAAACCGAGCATTCACCCGCACCTTTGCATTAGATGATCATATCGAAGTCGAAAATGCAGAAATGGTTAACGGTATGCTAAAGATTGCATTGGAAAAGATTATCCCCGATCATAAAAAGCCACGTAAGATTGAAGTTTCTGATAAGGATAGTAAAACAACAAAACAATTTTTAGCAGAAGATAAGTAATAAATGCAACTAATTTCCGCCTTAGGACTATCACAAGTAGTCCTAGGTGGTTTATCGGCACCATCTATCAAAACGCCGATATTGAAAAGAATCACACAATGGTTCAGTCGCCCATATCAGAGTGAAGCAGAAGTATTCCTTTCACAGAGTGTCGATCGAGCAGATTTTGAATATCGTGAACGCCAACTCAAATACAAAGGACTACTATGAAAGAAAAGTTTAAAGGTGCTCTACATGAGTTTTTCTTGTGGTGTGAAGTATATGGCAGAGCAAGAGCTGCAGCATATCTTACAAGAAGCGGTCGTGTAGATGAGGCAATTCAGCTAATGAAGAAATAATTATGTTTACCAGCCTGGATTCAGTATATTATGATGAGTGGATTATTAAAGTTAGTGTCCTGGCTGGTCAAACCCTTATTGCGGGTTATAATCGAGCATCTCTTGATTCGTTTATTAAGATATGTTATAATGAAGATGAAGTCGAAAAATTTTTGGAGAAGATAATTCATGATTAAAATTGTAAAATTAGTAACCGGAGAAGAGTTGATTGGTGATATTACCGAACAAGGTAGTCGTTTTGTTATCAAGCATCCATGTCTATTACAACTAGTACCTTCTCGTTCTAATCAAAATGAACCTACTATGGCAATGTTCCCCTATGCTGTAAATACAAAGGAACATGAGATTAGTGTAAATTCAACATTTGTAATTTGGAACAGTGAACCAGTTAAAGAGTTGTACAATCAATACAATTCCGTATTTGGATCTGGCATTGTGATGCCATCAACAGGTGAAACAACTGCATTTCATCCTGTATAATAAGTGAGGTTATATTATGGCAAAAGAGAATGAAACAAGAAAAAAAGTGATTGAAAAGCGAACTAGTCAGGGTGGCGCAAGGCCAAAGACTAGTAGTATGAGCAAGTCTCAAAAGCGTGGATTTAAACCATATCGTGGGCAGGGAAAATGATGCAGCAAAATGTGATCAATGCTTTGGCAATGAGTGCCAAACCAGGTTATATCAATAGTTATGATGAATTTACTCCAGGTAAGACTCCAGTCTATTATTCAGGGCCAGTTTGGGATCATCAAGAGATTCAAGTAGCAATTAATGCTCTAGTTACTGGTGAATGGATTACTACTGGTGAAAAAGTAGCAGAGTTTCAGGATCAATTTGCTAAGATGTTTGAAGTTAAACATGCACATATGGTTAACTCTGGCTCATCTGCAAACCTTGTTATGTTTACTGCACTAAAAAAGTTCTATAAGTGGCAAGATGGTGCTGAACTAATTGTTTCTCCTGTTGGATTTCCAACTACGATTGCACCCATTGTTCAGAATAACATGACGCCAGTGTTTGTTGATATCGAAATCGATACATTAAACTTCGATATTGACTTGATCGAAAAAGCGATCACTTCAAAGACAGTAGCAATCGTTGTCTCGCCAGTTCTTGGCAATCCTCCTGATATGGATCGATTAGTAGAATTATGCAAAAGGCATAATCTTAGATTAATCGGTGATAACTGTGATAGTTTAGGAACAAAGTGGAAAGGTGAGCATCTTTCTAAATTATATGATGCATGGTCTTGTTCCTTTTATCCAGCACATCATATTTGTACCGGTGAAGGCGGTATGGTGTGCACAAACCACGACGATCTGATTCCTCTTGTTCGTTCTATATCATGGTGGGGTAGAGATTGCTACTGTGTAGGATCTAATAACAGATTAGCTTGTGGAACTTGTGGTAAGAGATTCTCAGATTGGTTAGAAGATTATGATGGTGTGATCGATCATAAGTATGTTTTTACTAATATTGGATATAACCTTAAGCCACTTGACTTACAAGGTGCAATTGGTCTAGTTCAACTAACTAAGATGAACTTCATTGATAATAAGCGTCGTTATCATACGCAAGTGATTGGTGAAGAATTAAATAAACTTGATGGCGTAAGAGTAGCTTCTAAACTAGAGCAGTCAGATCCATCATGGTTTGGTGTTCCAATTATATGTGATAGTCAAGACTTAAAAGAGCTTCTTGTTGCACACTTTGAATCTAATAAGATTCAGACCCGTAGCTACTTTGCTGGAAATATCCTTTTGCATCCTGGTTATAAGCACTTAGGCAACTATAAAGATTTTCCAAACGCCAATAAAGCACTCTCTCATGTATTCTTCATCGGTTGCACACCAATCTATACTGAGGAAGTATTGGATTACATTAAGCAAGTGATAAGGTCATGGTAAATGTATTTGGCGGACACGGCTTCATAGGAAGCCGATTTGTCACACTATGCAAAGATACTATCGTCAATGATAGGAATGACTTGCAAGTAAAGATCGATAAGGGAGAAATCCTTTATCTGATCTCTACAGTAGACAATTATAGTATGCAAGTAAATCCTTATATTGATATAGAAACTAACTTAATTACTCTGATGCGAGTATTGGAGCAATGCAAGGGAAAGGATGTTGTCTTTAATTTTGCAAGTTCGTGGTTTGTTTATGGTGACACAGAATTACCTGCAAAGGAAACATCTCCTTGTAATCCAAAAGGATTCTATTCAATTACCAAGAGAGCTGCAGAACAACTAATTATTTCATACTGCGAAACGTTTAATATTAAGTATAGAATCTTAAGATTTGCAAACGTACTAGGTGCAGGTGATAAAAAGGTTTCTAAGAAAAAGAATGCACTTACCTATCTTCTTAGCGAGATCGTCAATGATAGGCCAATTAATCTCTATGACAAAGGATTGTTCATTAGAGATTATATTGATGTAGATGACTTATGTGGTGCAATTGCATTGATCATGACGAAAGGAAAGGTAAACGAAATCTATAACGTAAGTAATCAGACTGAGATAGATTTTTATACTATTATCATGTATGCAATGGGTTTCACTGGATCTAAGTCTATTGTTAACGAAGTGCCTCAAGCAGACTTTCATAAGATTGTTCAAGTAAAATCAATGACGATGGACAATAGTAAGTTAAGAGCTTTAGGGTACAAACCTAACAAAAATATCTATCATATGGTAAAAGATATCATTAGATCGCTGCGATAAACCATATATATTATATACCTCAAAGGAGTTATTACATGTCCCGTTGCCTTTTCTCATTAGTTGATAGTATTATTGCCACATGGCAAGGCTATCGCTTTGAGAATACACCAAAGAGAGGCCTAACGGGGTAAGAATACTTCTAACTATATTCAAACCCCAGCTCGCAAGACCTGGGGTTTTTTATTTAC